GCTGGCGGTGATGCTGTGCGCAACATGAGCACAGCGATGACTCAAGAGTTTGCAGACAGAGCCGCAGTTTTCAACGATCGGATTGAAAATATGCAGGAAAAGCTTGGGGATTTAGGGCAGCGTTTGTTGGTTGCTGTTGTCCCTGCCCTTGAAGCTTTAGTCGGTGTGATTGAAGGGCTTGTTACTGCATTTACTTCTTTGCCGCAACCGTTGCAAACGTTGATTTCATCAGTCACGCTTTTGGGCGGAGCATTTCTTTTGCTTTCTCCTTTAATTGGCGGCGCCGTAACTCTTTTGAAAGGTCTTGCGGTCTTAAAAATAGGCGCCACAATCGCAGGCTGGCTCCCCGCTATTTTGGGAATTGGGGGAGCGCTTAAAGGTGTCGCTGCGATCCTTGTGGGTGTGTTTTCTGGCCCTGTCGGCTGGGTTGCGTTACTTGTCGCCGCTGGCGTTGCTATCTATGCTTTTCGTGATCAAATAGGTGACGCGCTCAAAGCAATTGGGGACTTCTTTAAAGCAGGTTTTAAAGTTGTCGGGGGCCTCTTGAAAGCAGCAGCAAAATTTTATATGAATTTTTACGTTAAACCAGTGCTCAAATTTGGCAAAGGCTTGGTCGATGATTTGGTTTCTATGTTCAAAAAGATTGCTGATGCAGTGAAAGCGCCATTCCTTGCTGTGGTTAACTTTGTAAAAAGTATTTTTAACTCAGTATTGCAAACAATAGCCAGCAAGATAAATTTTGCAATTAGCTTAATCAATCGGTTAATTTCTGGTTATAACCGATTGCCAACGCCAGATATCCCTTTGATTCCGCAAATGACTGTGCCGCAGTTTGCGAAGGGTGGTGTGGTTAATGGTCCGACTCTTGCAATGGTCGGGGAAGGTGGCGAATCTGAATATATTGTTCCCCAAAGCAAAGCCTCTGGGTTTGCAAAAAATTGGATGGCAGGCCGTCGCGGGATTGGTGCCATCCCTGGTTTTGCTGAGGGTGGCGTGGTTAATGCGGGCAGTGGAAGCGGAGGGGCAGGCAATACGACAGTGCAAGTTACAACCGGCCCAGTAATGCAGCAAGAGGGTAAAAATTACGTGACAGTGCGAGACCTTGAAGGGGCACTGAAACAATTTGGCTCGCAGATGTATAGAAATCAACGTAGCTATGGCGGCCGCCGCTTTCAGGGGGTTGCAGGATGAGCAGATCTCAGATGGCAACGTTGCGTGTTTTTAGTGGCAGCACGATTTATTTGCGTTGGCAAAATTATTACGTCAACACGTCACTCAGTTTCTTGTCTCAAACTTGGGAGTTTTTCCCTTTTGAGTTTGGAGGGATTAGCGAAAGCGCCGCACCTGGAGGAAATGAGTTGACAATTAGCGTTCCAGCCACCAGCACGGTTATAAGTGCATTTTCAGAAGCGCAGGCGAGCTTGAGTCTGTGTGAAGTGACTTTGTACGAATTTAGTGCGTATGATTCTCAAAGCGTAGCGCCAACAACTTACACAGTCGTTGCTTCGCACTTGGGGCAGGTCTTAGACTTAGGCGGATCCTTTATTGATCTTCAAATTGGTTTAGGGACAGTCTTGTCCCCTGTAGGTTCTCAAGTCCCACCGCGCACCTATAGCACTTCATTAATTGGCTCACCTTTAAGACAATGACAATTCAGGTTTCTGACCCGCTTCAGTTGTTGCCCTATCAGTCTGGGGCTGTCACGTCTCCAAACAAAGAGAGCGCCGCAGATGCTTCTTCAAGTCTTACCGGGCCTCAGCAGGTCGCAAAGATTGGCGAGCCTGTTCCAATTGTTTTTTGTCGCAGAAGAAATAACAATGGAGGCGTTTTTGTAAGCCCAAAAGCAACAGAGGCAAGATATGAGAATAACGTTTCTATAATTGTTGCTTCAGAAACTTTTGACCAAAGCGGCACTGTTCTATCTCAGGCTGTTAGGGGGCAAGAGTTTGTAGACATAAAACTTTGCCTTGTGATAAGTGAAGGCGACATGAACCCACTCAAGCTGAATGATATGTTCTTTGGTGAATGTAAACGTGGGACTTATGCGCAAACCTATGACAGGAGAGCTGGGACGTGGGTTCCCGGCAATTTTATTGATAATTACTTAACAGGCTCAATTACAGGGTCTTCTTTGCCAACCACCACTCAATCGGGGCAGTCATATTATTTAAAAGACATTGGAAAGGTTTATCATTATCAAACTGCAGCCGTTCAAAACTATCTTGGTTTTGTCACCACAGATCATGTTATTCATAACTTTCCTGAATACTGCGGCACTTCTGGCAGCTATGACAACATAACTGTTGTTAGCTTTGAGCATAGAATTTTTAACCTAGACAATTGGAATCTGCAAATTCACGCTTTTGTCAGGGAAGGGATGAAAGTTACACGTCTTATTGACAACACTTCAGGGCCAAGTGACAACTTTGTTGATCTTGCAAAATATTTAATCGAAAAAAGTTCTGCTGTTCCAAGCGACCTAATAGACAACACTTTGCTTACGTCCGCAGCTAATTTTTGCGAAACAAATTCATTTTTCTACAATGGCAAGCTAGAACAATCAATAAACCTTAGCGATTGGATGCAGGCTCATTCTTATTTCTTCCTATTAAGATTTTCAAAAGTAAACGGTAAATTTGCTTTTAGGCCAACGTTGCCAGTTAATGCAAACAACACAATCAAAACAACAACAATTTCTTATAAATATGGCTTTACTGAATCCGACTTATTGCCGGACGGCTTCGAAATCCAATACATCCCTTTGAGCGAAAGAAACGCTGTTATTATGCAAATGATGTGGCGAGAGCAGCCAAGCGGAGACATTGGCTTCGCACGAACTACAAACGTTAAATTTTCAGGCACGTCTTCTAATGGACCTTTTGAGCAGCATGACTTAAGCCTTTTTTGTACTAATGAAAATCACGCGGTAAAAGTTGGAACCTACATGTTGTCGCGCAGGCGAAACATAATGCACAATTTGCGCATTGTAGTGAGGCCAGGTAGTCACTCAAGTATTTTGTCTGTTGGCGATATTGTGAGAGTCAGGCTACGGCGTGAGACTGCTGTGGATCAAGTTGAATATCACGATTTTTTGTATGAAATTGATCGGATTGAAAAAACAAGCACAGGGCCAATTACTTACGATTTAACGCATTTCCCTATTGATTCACAAGGCCGGAGCGTGGTTGCATTAGATGTTAATGGAGCGACAGGGCCAGGGATTGTTTTGGATGCTGGAAGGCAAAACTTTACTTGTGATATAAACACTGCCTCAACAGACTTGCCAGATGTTGGCCGTGAGCCGTTTGACGGCACTGGAGTTACCCCAAAGACTCCAACACCTGCTGAGGTAGATCAAGAGTTAACACCTGTGGGGATCGATGATCCTAGTTCGCCTGATTACGTTGGCGGCGGCGGTTCTTCCGCAGGCAATGCTTTTCCAGATGGTTCTTCTCAGCCCGGAGCAATAAATAATCCTACGGATCCTTATGACGAACAGACTACAGATCCTACGCCAACAATTCAGGGCTACACTGGCACGCCAAAAGTTGGGGACACTTTAACCTTTGCTCCTGGGTGCGCCAACCCTTTGATTAAGTGGTATTTAATCGATAGCGTTACGGGAGAGGCTACCCAAGTGGCAAGCGGCGTAGCTCAATCTTATGTTGTTTCAACTGCCGCAATGGAGGCTGGTGTCAGCGTATACGCAGAGGGCTGCTGTCCTGATCCGGGAGCGCCTGGCGGTTATGCGGTCTGTATTCAATCAGATACGCTTACCGGCTTGCAACCAAACATTGGGGCTTTCTCGTATGCAAGATGGGTTGGTACTCAAACAGTCACAAAAGCTGGCCAAGTTTTGTCGGTAACTGCAGTTACAAGCCCATGGACTCAGTATTCAAGCTATCTAACAATTACGGGTTTAGCCGGATGTCAGCTGGGCACAAACCTAATAGACTATTATTCAGGAAGCCAGCGCACATTTGTAACAGTCTCAACAGGGCCTGTACCGTGGCGATCTGGAGTTTTTGCAGTCGCTGGGATATGTGGCGGCGGTAACCTTGCTCTTGGAGGCATAGGCAATGGCGCTAACGGAAATCCTTGTTCTGATGGCATGTTTGTAACATGCTCCACCGGTTCTAATACAACGTATCAAATCCAAGGGAGATGGGAATTTAGCAACGATACAGTCACTGCGGTAACAAGCTGGGCTGGTGTGGATCAGTCAAACGTGCCAGACGACGCCGTTCCAGGCAATTTAAACTATCCAGGGAATTAATTGTGTCTAGTTTTCTTATTGTTCCACCTTCGCAACGTGTCTTAATCCCTGGGGAAGCGGTCAGCTCTCAATTGCAAATGTTGAACGGAGACCAGCACTATGTACGACAAAGCAATGCAACTTTAAATCATACTTTAACGCTAAGCTATGCCGCTTTGACAAACGTTGAGGTGTTTTCTTTAGTTAGTCATTATGTTTTAAACGGTGTTTTTTATGGTTTTGATTTACCTTCAGAGGCAACGCAGGGCATGACTTTAAGCATTCCTTCTGGTTATCTTTGGCGCTATGCTGCTGCGCCAGAATGTGAAAGCAGCGCAACCTCAACATCCGCGTCTGTTGAGCTTGTATTAAAGCCACCTAGCTTAACCTAATCATGGCCGACTTTCCTACTATTTCTCCGGACTCAATTGCGTTTGAGTTAGGCGGGATGAATATTTCAGAAGCTTCCGCCAAGACTGTTGGAGGCGTTTATTTTAGGCACAGTCTTAAGACTGATAATGTCACCTGTACTGTTAGCTTTCAAAATATTTTAAGTTCAACGGTTGAGGAAATAAGAAACCATTATTTTGCGCGGGGTGGGTCATCTTTATCGTTTAGTGTCAATCATTCTTCTTTTTGGGGTGCTCTTGCTGTTGTTCCGACAGATTCAACGTATCGCTATAATTCGCCGCCAGAAGAAGAACATTTCGGCGTTTATAACAACGTAACGGTTTCGTTTTTAGTAGCACTTGGGGCAGGAGCCCTTGCTGGATCTTATGTCCTTATTGGCGAGCCTGCGCAGTTAAACAGCTTGGCCTCTTTTAGTAGTTACGCCTTTTCAGGCACTGCGCCATTTATCGTGGACGCGGATGATGCTGATCCTGCATCAGCCGCCAGCCTTATACTCAATTCAGGTGGTGCCGGGTCATGACAGCTACAAACGTTCGGGTTCAAATGCAGCAGCGGCGGGATACCGCTTCGGCTTGGACTAGCGCAAATCCAGTATTGCTAAACGGTGAGCTGGGATACGAGACTGACACCAAAAAATTTAAGGTTGGCAATGGCACTGCAGCTTGGAGTGCTCTCGCGTATGTACCTGCGTTTTCAATTAGTAGTTACCCGCTAGCTACTGCGGACATTGCAGATGATGCTGTAACCGCCGCAAAACTTGCCAATACAAGTGTCACTGCAGGTGCTTACACAACAGCAAATATTACAGTTGATGCTCAGGGCCGGGTAACAAGTGCAGCGTCAGGCGCTGGGCTGGCGGATGGTTCGGTCACAACTGCCAAGCTTGCAGATGATGCGGTAACTGGTGCCAAGCTGGCCAATGACATCACGATTGCTAACAACCTTACGGTTACAAACGATCTAACCGTTAACGGCACAACAACAACAATTGATTCGACCACGCTTGTAGTTGAAGACAAAAATATTGAGATCGGAAAGGTTTCGACTCCTTCGGATACAACGGCTGATGGTGGTGGAA